TGCGATGGACCCCCGCGTTTAATGTTGAAAAAACCACTTCAACTTCAATTTCGAGGGGTGGTTAATCCAGTAAAAGCAAGGAGAAAGCGATGGCTAATCCTGAAGAGGTCAAGGGAAAGGACGTATTAGTTTCATCGCCTACTCTGTGTTACCTGTTCAATGTTTCCGCAAGGGAGTTAACCAATTGGGAACGCCTTGGTTGCCCAAAAGAGGGCCGGGGCCGATGGTCACTCCGCAAGGTGATAGCCTGGCGATCCGGCGAACTTAGCCTGGACATAGCAGGCGCGGATAGGACTAAGACGAAAGACGCGAAACTGAAAGCGGAAGCCATGCTCAAGGTCGCACAGGCCAACAGAGCAAAAAGAGAACTTGAAATCTTGGAGGGTAAATATTTACCCCTTGAGGAAATAGAGCAGGAGTGGGCTGGAAGGATAGTCGAACTCAAGGCTGGACTTATGAACTGGATTAAGGCGTTGCCGCCGGAGTTGTCCGGGGCAGACGCTAGGACAGTTGAGGCGGCGTTGAGGCGGGAGGTTGCGATATTGCTTGAACAATATTCCAGGGAGGGAACCTATACGCCGCGGGTCGAGACAAACGATGCCGAAGTGGTTGCCCCTTGAGCTACAGGCGTTCAAGCCCCCGGAGAACTTAACCGTATCCGAGTGGGCAGATAAATACAGGATATTGGACGCCCGCTCTTCGGCGCGTCCAGGGCGATGGAAAACGTCTACCACGCCATACCTGAGAGAGATCATGGACAGGTTCACAGATGCGACTACAGAGAGAATCATCATGATGGTCGCGGCTCAGACGGGGAAGTCCGAGACCCTGTTCAACGCTCTTGGATTCGCGGTTGATCAAGACCAGGCTCCGGCCATGATTGTTTACCCGACGGTGGAGTTGGGCGAGTGGACATACGACAACAGGATAAAACCTTTCATTCAGGCATCGCCAGCACTCAATACCAAATATCTGGAACGCTCAAGCAGAAAGAACGACATCCAGTTTCTAGGCATGGGCGTCGCGATCAGTGGGGCGAACTCGGCGGCGTCCCTTTCATCAAGGCCGATTCGCTACCTGTTCATGGACGAGGTAGACAAATACCCTCCTTATCTCGGAGAGGAAGGAGATCCTGAAAGCCTTGCCGAAGAGAGAACGAAATCATTCTGGAACAAAAAGATTTTCAAGGTCTCCACTCCGACAACCACGAGGGGAAGAGTGTACAGGACATACCAGAGTGCCGACGTGAGGTTGAAATACTACGTACCATGCCCTCACTGCGGTCATGAGCAGGAGTTGCGATTCAAGCAGATCAAATGGACGGACGAGTTAAAGGACTCGTACAAAGAGACGAAGGGCGACCCGCAGAAAATAGCCCGCGTCGCTCAGGCCGTCCTTGTGTCCGCGTGGTATGAGTGCGAGTCCTGCAAAGGCAGGATAGAGGACAAGCATAAGCCGGAGATGTTGCGTCAAGGCCATTGGGTCAGTGACGAAGATCCCGACACGCCGCCCCGGAATGTCGCCTATCACCTTTCGAGCCTTTACGCGCCGTGGGTGACATGGGGTGACGTTGCCGCGGAGTTTTTGCAGAGCAGCAAGCCGTTCCCGGAAAAACTAAGGAACTTCATCAACTCCTGGCTTGGCGAACCCTGGGAAGAGCGGATTAAAAAGACCGATGAATGGGACAGGGTGAGCAAGGAAGGCGTTCATGAGCGGGGTAAGGTGCCGAAGGACGCGCAGATGTTGACGGCGGCGGTTGACGTGCAGAAGGATCATTTCTGGTACGAGATCAAAGCCTGGGGAATCGGGATCACGTCATGGACGGTTGACTATGGCGTCATGGATTCCTGGGAAGAGGTAGAGGAAGTCATAGTCAACGGCGCATGGACTCGCGAGGGTGACAACGCCGAGATGATAGTCCGGCTTGCGGCGATTGACTCAGGATTCCGAACCGACGAGGTATACGAATTCTGTTCAACTCATGCCGATGTGTGCGTAGCGACAAAGGGATCGTCAAGGCCATTGAAGGCTCCTTATACCCGGACAACCATCGAGGGTGACAACACCCGCACGAAGTTTAAGGGGAGCCTGTCGCTATACCTGCTGGACACCGGTTATTACAAGGATTTCATCTTCGCACGACTAGAGAAGGCCCCGACGGAGCCGGGCGCATGGTCGGTATTCAGGGAGTGCCCCGATGAATATTGGGAGCAAATACTGTCCGAGCAGAAGGTTATCAAACTTGACAGGAAAAAGGGTGTTGAGTTCGAAGAGTGGGTCAAATTGAGCCAGCACATCGACAACCACTTGCTTGACTGCGCCGTGGGTAACGCATTCGCCGCAGAGCGGGCAGGTGTCCGGCACCTTTCGGAAGAGGTCGAGGCAGAGGAACGAATCAGGTCGAGGCACGAGGCGAAGAGGGAACGCAAACGCAAGTCCAGCTCTTGGGCGACGGGCGGCAAGGCGTGGGTAATTCGATGATGGGGGTGGTTACTTGAGCGAACTCATAACTAAATACAGAGCGGAGCTGGCGGCTATCGATGAAGCGGTGGCCGCTTTTTTATCGAGCGGTGGGGTGACTGAACATTTGGTAGGCTCCCGGCGCGTCAAGCGTGAGGAAATGGCAATGCTCTATAAGCGCAAGAGGGAACTAGAAAACATCCTAGCCTTTGAGGACAAAGGCACGACGAGGGCGTATGCGTCATGGCCCAAAAGATGAAACTCTCCCCCATCGACAGATTCATAGGCTGGTTCTCGCCCCGGGCCGCGCTTGAGCGTGTCCGCTACCGCATGGCTTTCAACTGGATGCGGAATTGGGATGCAGGGGAATCAGTCAGGCCGAATGACCAGTGGCGACCTCTAAACCTGACGCCGGAAGAGACCGACCATCAGGCGAGGGACGTAATCAGGGCACGGGCGCGAGACCTTGAGAGGAACAACGAGATAGCGGCGGCGGCACTCAAGACGATTGTCCGCAACGTCGTAGGGACAGGCATCAGGCCCCAGGCACAGATACATAACAAAAAGGGCGAGATAGACGAGACGTTGAACAATGACAACCGTTTCGAGGACTTATGGGAGCAGTGGACTAAGCCGGGTCAGTGCGACATAGAGGGGCAGTCCTCTTTCTACGACCTCCAACAGATGGTTCTGCGGCGTCGCATCGTTGACGGCGAGATCCTTGTCATGATGCCGTTGCTCCGGGGTAGGAATGAGTTCCCCCTTCGGGTGCAGTTATGGGAACCCGATTACCTGTCTGACATGGGGCGTCCCGCGTCGAAGGAAAACGAGATATGCGGCGGCGTCGAGGTGGATAAGTATGGCGCTCCCGTTGCGTACCACTTCACCGTTGATTCGGGCGGGGCAACGAAGCGGGTCCCGTCATGGCAGGTAATTCATTTGTTCAATAAGTTCAGACCCCGGCAGGTCAGGGGTATTTCCGAGTTTGCCGCGACCATGACCGCCATCAAAGACCTTGGGGAATACATGGAAGCAGAACTCGTAGCCGCCAGGATAGCCGCCTGCTTTACGGGATTTGTTAAGTCGGAGTACGCGGGATTCAGGCAAGGGCGCAATACAAGCACCGTCAACTCTGAACCTATTGAGGCTATGACACCGGGCACAATTGAATACCTCATGCCCGGAGAGGATATAAGTTTTTCCTCACCCGGGCGACCCAACACTGACGCGGCTCAATTTTCGACAGCGCAGACGCGGCGCATCGCCGCCGGACTGGGACTGTCGTTTGAGACCCTTGCGCGGGATTACAGCAAGGGTAGTTACAGTTCAGCGCGGCAAGGACACCTTGAGGACCGCAAGGAGTTCATGGCGCTCCAACAGTACCTTATTGAACATTTCTGCCAGCCGATTTGGGAAGAGTTTGTCTGGCAGTGTGTTTATAGGGGATTGGTGGAGGTCAAGGACTTCGACACCGCACGAGACCGGTATACGGCCTGTCGGTGGATAGCGCCAGGGTGGGCCTGGATCGATCCTAAAAAGGAGGTTGAAGCGACCCAGATAGAACTTGCAAACGGCATGACAACGCTTGCGACTGTCTGCGCGAAACAAGGCAACGATTGGCAGGAAGTCCTTGAGCAGAGACAGAAGGAGCAGGAGTTTGCAAAGTCGCTGGGTATCAACCTTCAATTCGTCGCGCCGCAAACAGAGGAATCGGGAGGTGAAGAGCAGGAATGACGACAAAGAAGAGTGTCAGGAAAGAAGTCGCGAAACTCGCCGGGGAAAAACTGACGCGGGAGGCTCAGATAGAAAACATACGAGCAGAAGAGGAAGCGAGGGAGATCACCCTCGCGTTTTCATCTGAGGAACCCGTTGAAAGATGGTTTGGCCTGGAAATCCTGCGTCATGACAATGGCGCTCCCGATTTTTCGAGGCTTGAGTCAGGTGTAGCGGGAGTGTTGTTCGCTCACGGCAGGGACGGGAACTTCGGACTCATGCCGGTTGGACGAGTTATCAAGGCGTGGGTTGACCCCGCCGACAACAAAGGCCGGGCAACCATCCAGTTTGATACCGACGAGAAAAGCGAACTTGTATGGTCGAAGGTTCAAAGCGGAACTCTCCAGGGTGTTTCCTTCGGATACACCTGGGGGTCGCACTCGTACGAATACGTCGAGGCGGGAGATATTTCAAGTGATGGGCGCTTCGGGCCATACGATCAAGACGCGGCAATTGTAAGGAAATGGAGTGTTTTGGAGATCAGCCTTGAGCCTATCCCCGCCGACGCGACTGTCGGAGTGGGCAGGTCTATCGAGGAAGAGCCGGAAGCACCAGAGGAAGCAGGAAACGATGAAAGGAGTGTTGTCACAGTGGATGAGAAAGAGACACAGGTTATCAAAGAGCCTGAGGTGAATCTTGATGAAGTACGCGCCGCCGCTGTCAAAGCGGAGCAGGAGCGCAATGCGGAGATAGTTGCCATCGGTCTCAAGCACAGTGTTGAGTCCGAGCGGGTACAGAAGTGGATAAGCGAAGGCGTCAGTGTAGACGCCGCAAGAAAGGAGATCCTCGAATCGATGATAAGCGAAAGGGAGGCAGTATCGTCTCCTGCGGTCGTGGTTGAGGACGAGCGCGACAAAGTTCGCGCCGCAATGGAGGCAGGTATTCAGGCAAGGGTATCATTCCTGCCCCTGACCGACGAACAGAGGAAAACGGGATATGAGGAATTCGCCGGCATGACCATGAGGGAGATTGCCCGCGACGTCCTTCGCAGGAACGGCATCAAGGTTCCCATGCATCCGATGGAAATGGTAGGCCGCGCTATGGCTACCGACGATTTTCCCTACGTCCTCGGGAACATCGCTCACAAGAGCGTGCTCGCCGGATGGGAAGGCGCACAGGAAACATGGCCTATCGTCTTTAATTCCGGGAGCGTGTCGAACTTCCACATTCATACCGCGGCTAGGACTTCCGAACTTGAAGACCTTGACCTCATCCCGGAGCATGGCGAGTACAAATACGGCGAAGCCGCCGAGCAGTTCGAGCAGTACCAGGTTGTCACCTATGGGAAGCTGTTCGCGCTCACAAGGCAGGCAATTGTCAATGACGACATAGGGCAGATAGCCGAACTCCCCATGAAGCGCGGAGAAGCCGCCGCACGTAAGGTGGGCGACGTTGCTTGGGCACAGATCACCGCTAACCCGAACATGGGCGACGGCAGGGCGCTTTTCCATAACACCTATCACTACAACCTTCAGGCCGCTGGCGCAGTTCCCGGCGTGGCAACCATAGGCGCCGCTGTAACTGCCATGAAGAGTCAGAAGGACATCAAGGGCAAACGCCGCCTGAATGTCAGGCCCGAGTTCTTCGTGGCGCCCGTTGCTCTTGAGGTGTTGGCTGAGACCTTCTTCAACACCGTGCTGATCGGCGGGGAAACCAACCAGCCGAACCTTAAGAATATCTACTCCGGCGCATTCACAAGGGTTTACGAGCCTCGCCTTGACGACGCAGATACCGATGCATGGTACCTGTTCGCTGGGAAGGGCAAGACTGTTACTGTCTATTTCCTCAACGGCGTACAGGCTCCTTACCTTGAGACAAAGCAGGGTTGGAGCATGGACGGCGTGGAATACAAGGTTCGCATCGACGCCGGCGCAAAGGCGATGGACTGGCGCGGACTCTACAAAAACGCCGGAACAGGCGCGGCCTAACCCTTCGGGGTGCCGCAGGAACGAGGTGAAAACTATTGGCTAAAGAGGCCGAGTTTATCCAGATAGGCGAATTTCTGAATTACACGGCGGGCGCGAACCTCGCCATAGGCGACGTTGTGAACCTCGCTGATAACGCCATAGGCATCTGCACTACCGACATCGCCAACGGCGCTACAAAACCTATCGCCGTCGAGGGTGTATGGGAACTTGCCGCGCTTGTCGGTGACGATTGGGACATAGGCGATGACCTGTTTTGGGACATCGAAAACGGTGTCCTGACTTCGGCAAACGATACTCCGACGGCTGGCGCGGTTTGGGCCGATGCTGGCAAC